GTCAGGTTCGGCGCGGCGTTGCCCGAACCGGTCCTGGTGACGGCGGAAGAACTGGCCGCGACCAAGCCCGCGTTGGTGCCCGCATGACAAGCGAGGAAAGACTCCGAAACTTTCAGAGAGGCCTCCGGTGCTGACGGCCACGACCTACAACGATGTGGTCCTCGGCTACATCAAACGAACCTTCGGCCCCCTGAAGCACGCCGCGAAATTACCTGCCCGCGCCTCCGGAGCGACCCCCAGGACGGCCGAGAACTGGCTCGCGGGAGAACATGCGCCAAACGGCGAGAACCTCGTGGAACTGATGGCCGCGTGCTCCGAGCTTGCCGAGGAGATCAACCGTCTCGTCGAAGAGCGCCGGGCGGCGCGTGGAGAAAAATGACCCTGGCGGTCGAGTTCACGGGCTGGCGTGATGTTCGATGCCAACGAAACGAACTCCGATTGGGCTGGGTCACGCTCTGGTGGTCACCCGGATCGATCACAAACGAAATGGCCCGGCTGCGCGTAGCGCTGGAGATGGCCACGGCCGAACTGAAAGCAACGCGGCACTAAGGGAGGCGGGAGATGTGGACAGTATCATGGCAGGACTTTCGCAGGCACGCGTTCGGCGACCCGACGCCGCCGATTGAGCGCGAGACGTTCGAAACGAAGGAAGCGGCCGACCGGCGAAAGGGGGAGTTGAAATTATCTCGTGTCGTGGTCTGCGTGACGCCGTTGGTGATCCGGCACGGGACGCGCTTCCGCAACACCCCAATCGATGGCGAGGGTCCGCGCTTCAACGCGGGATGGAAGCTGGCGAAGTGAAACGGCGTGAGTTCACCCGGCAAGAAGACGCGGACATACTCCGCATGAGATCCGAGGGAATGTCCTTGGGCCGTATCGCGGCGATAACCGGGCGCGATGCGTCGGTCATCGCCAATCGATTGAAAATACTCGCCAAGGACGGAAAGATTTACCGGCGAGAGTGGCAGACCCGTCCCGGCCCCGTGCCTGGGACAATCGAGGTAGAACTAACGAAGGGCGCAATCGCGACAATAGACGCCATCGATCTGCCAGTTGTCGAACCTCACTTATGGTCGCTTCGCACCGACGACCACAGGCTATACGCGATCCGGAATATTCCACGCCCTGGTGGCGGCCAGATCACGATGGCCATGCATCGCTTTATCATGGGAACTCAGGATGGCGGCCCGATTGTTGATCACTGGGACGGAAACGGGCTGAACAACACCAGATCAAATCTCAGAGTGACCACGCAAGAATACAATATCGGAAATTCACGTCGAAGGAAGGATAACAAAAGCGGGTTCAAAGGGGTGAGTGCTCATGAAAAGCGTTGGGTCGTGAATATTGGTGGCCGGTATCATGGTATCTTTGACGCCGTTGAAGAAGCCGCACGCGCCTACGACGAAAAGGCCAGGGAACTGTGGGGCGAGTTTGCCCAGGTGAACTTCCCATGAGCGAACAGCCTGCCGTGGTCATTAACTTTCCACGCCCAACATCGGCCAACCGCATGTTCTCGCGGCAAATGACCCGTCGTGGCCATCGCGACCTGACACCGGAATACAAAGCGTGGCGAGACGAAGCGGGATGGGCCGTCAAGATGCAGATCGTGGGACTTGTGACGATTACCTCACGGTTTAACATCACCATCGAGGTGCCGCGTTCATCACGGGTCGATCTTGATAACAACGTGAAACCAATCCTCGACATGGCCCAGAACATGGGCATCATATCGAACGACAAAAACTGCGCCGGGATCACGATAACACCAGCCGATCGAACCGATTGCATGGCGGCGTTCTGGCCCCTGCCCGAGATGGGCGCGGTGCGCAGGCCTGCGGCGGCGTGCGTGCGAGCGACGCGGATGCGGCGGACGGCTCCAAAGCGGCGGGCGCTGACATGGCTCGCCCCTGGGAAGCCGCCGGCATGAGCGAGCCCACCGCCACGCCCCCGGAATACCTGGCCGGACTGTGGGAATTGTCCGTCCTCGTGTCGGAGGCGCTGGATCTGTGCGTGAGGGCAAGGAAACTGGACAACCCGATACCGCGCACCCGCGACGACCCGTGGATGTCGCGTAGCGCCACGCCGGCGCTTTGGGTTCAGGAACAATACGATAACGATCTGGCGGCGTGGGAAGCAAAGGCGCGCAAGGCGCTGGGCAAGCGAACATGACCGCGCGGGAAAAGATATGGGCGTGGATCGAAGCGCATCGCCAGGGCCACGTCCTGCGTGCCTCGCCGCGCCAGATCGCGGCGGCTACGGGCGTCGGGCTGGAGTGGGTCAGAACGATCCTGGAACAGTGGTGCGATGAAGGTTGCCTGCTCCGCGTTGAGTTCAAACGATATCGGATCATCGAAGCGCCAAACCTGAACGGTTTCACGCGGCACCCGAACTGGTCGGAGGAGGCGCGTCTACGGCTGGCGGAGTTGTCGGCGCGCGGGCTGACATTGTCAGAGATGGCGCGCGAGATGAAATCGACGGTCAGCGCCATCGCCGGGCAACGTAGCCGCCTGAAGCTGCCGAAGCGGCCGTCACCCATTCGGTTGAATAACAGGGAGGCGGAGCCATGAGTGGGGAACTCGTTCGTTACGATGCGATGTGCAGGGCGATAGCGCAGGCGTATCAAATAGATGAGGTCAAGGAGATCCGCGACAAGGCAATCGCACTGCAAGTGTATGCCAAGCAGGCTCGCAATACGGAAGCCGAACGACAGGCATGCGAAATCAGACTCCGCGCCGAACGCAGGGCGGGACAGCTTACCGCTAAACTTCCAACGGCACGAGGCGAGCGGACGGATTTAACTTCATCGCATGGCGCGACGAAGTTCGACGCATTGACGGCGGCGGGGATCAGTCCGGATCAGGCGTCAAAATGGGAAAGGCTCGGCGGCATTCCCGACGATGCGTTTGAAGCCGCGTTGCACGACGGGAAGCCAACCACGAACGGCATCATCGCTTCCCACGCACCATCCCCCGAACGCGACGCGTTGAAGACCAAGGCGCTCTGGCTGTGGGGACGGCTACAGGACTTTGAACGCGAAGGGCTGCTCGATGAGCGAGCCGCCGACCTGCTCGCGGTGATGTCGGACCACATGCGGGCAACAACCCTGCAACTCAAACCCATCGTCATCGAATGGCTGGAGGATCTGATCAATGAGTGCTGAAGAACAACTCTACGCCGTGGTGCAAAAGGTCATTACCGACAACGAGGCGATGGCCGAGATATCACCGTCATGGATCGCGACCCAGGTCATGTGCGCGATCCACTTTCCCAGGCGGCTGCATGAACTCGGATACGTCGGGTGCCACCTGGAGGTGCGCCAGATCGCACGACAAAAGCTACGCCATCAGCACGACCCGAACACGCGCACCGCCGACGCTATCCGTGATGCGCAGATGGAACTGGCCTTCGATACTCTGCAAGACCGCTACCCGAGGAAGACGCGGCCAGGAGAAGAACCCGTCTACGTGGCGCTGGAGACGATGACGCACGAAGATGTTTGTTTCAATACCGAACGAATGCGCCGCGGTGGCCGGGCGCTGCTGAAACACGCCGACGCGCTTGACGAATGGGACCAGTCACGCTCGGCGGCGGCGTGACCCGCCAACTGGAATTGTTTCGGGGAGGGGGTAGAAGGGAGATACCGGACCGGAATCGGCCGGTCCGGCTCTCAGAGGGAGCAAGATGCGATGAAGCGCATCAAACTCCTGCCTCGTATCGTGGCGACGATCCTGATCAAGGTCAAGGTCGTCATCATAGTCCGCAGGTAGGCCAGGGGCCAGCGCGGGGCCAGACCGTGCTGGCCCAGGCCCTCGGGAAAGCGCCCGAACCCTTCGATTTCGCCGCCGCCATCCTCGCTGATCCGCGCGCCGTGCCTCAGCCGGACGTGCCGGTGCCGGAATGGCTCAGGCTGCCTGGCGTGGACGAGCCGACGTGAGCGGGCCGCAGCCATGGTGTTCTTCCAACGCGTCCACCTCTCGCGCCAGGGCATATGTCAACAGGGAAGAGAGTGTCCGGCTCTCCAACTTGGCAACGCGTTCCGCTCGCTTACGTAAATCAATCTCCAATCGTAACGTGAACGGCTTCGTCAGATCAGAGTCTGATGGCTTCCTTTTGTGTACCTGTTCGCAATCAAAAGGATCGATCGGGATACCTTTTTCAGAAAGTATTCCGACGATCACCGACGCGGCGGTTTCAGGGCTGAGACGGAACATCTCCTTTCCAATACCAACCAGGGAGAACCGTTCATGAGCGGCCCTCTCAACAGCGATGGCAGCTTCCCTACTGGGCATGGCCCAGGCGTGGGACAGGCGTTTGATGACGTTCAGTTGCACTCTGACCTGGGCCAGGCGCCAAAAAGGGTTGCTCGATATTCCGATTTTCACCACGCCAACGTCCGACGCCATGACATAGACGTGGCAAGGGCCTACCGGCTCTGGCTCTCCCTGAATATCCGCTCCATCTCCTCGCGGATCGCCTTCGACTGGTTCGGCAGGTCCGGCTTCTTCGCCCGCCACTCGTTCAGGCGCTTCAGGAAGCCGTCCGACACTACCAATTGCAGCCGCTTCTCCAGGGGTTCCCACGGGAGCTTCGGCGCCGACTCGGGTCTGGTTTCGCTCATTTTCCGCCTCATTCATCGCGATTTAGCCATTCTCTTGTTGACATTCAATATGGTGCGCTTACACATGCGCAGATTACACATATGCATCCCGCGATGTCAAGGAGTCTGAACACATGAACGAAATCCGCCCGCCATCGGGCTACAAGGTGGAGGTCGCCCTTTCCGCTTGGCACGCGGCCCGCGAACGGCTGCTGGCCGAAGACCCCGCGCTTGAGCATGACGAGGCCATGCTGGTCGACCTTCTCGGCCCCGAGGAAGGCGAGGTCGAGGAGATCCTGGCCCGCCTCGTGCGCGGCGCGGTGCACGCGGAGTCCATGGCCGACGCCGCCGCCGATCGGATCGAGGCAATGCGGGAGCGCGCGGGCCGGTTCAAGAACCGCGCGCAGACCATGCGGGCAACAGCCTTCGCCGTCATGGACAGCACCGGGCTCAGGAAGCTGGAGTTGGAGGACGTCACGGCCAGCGTCCGTCAGGGCACGCCCTCGGTCAAAGTCATCGACCTGGACGCGGTGCCCGAGATCTACGTCGAAACCGTGGTCACCCGGCAACCCGACAAGCGGACCATCCTGGCCGCGATGAAGGAGGGCGTTGCCGTCCCCGGCTGCGAACTCACCAACGCCGCCCCAACAATCGCACTGAGGACCCGCTGATGAACGCCATGATCCCCGCCACTGCCGGAGGTGGCTCCGGCATGATCCCAACCGACATGGCCGCCGCCATGCGACTCGCCGAGATGATGAGCACCGGGCGCCTGGTCCCAACCCATCTGCAGAAATCACCCGGCGACTGCCTGATGGTGGTCGAACTGGCGATGCGGTTCCGAATGTCTCCTTTCGCCGTCGCCCAGTGCACCTCGGTCATCTCCGGCAAGCTGATGCTCGAAGGCAAACTGGTCGCCGCCGCGATCAATTCCAGCGGGGTGCTGGAGGACCGGCTGGCCTACGATTTCGCCGGCGTCAACGACACCCGCGAGGTCACCGTGCGCGGAACCATGCGCGGTGAGACGGCACCCCGTGAGATGACCGTGTCGCTGAGGGAGGCAAAGACCTCCAACGCCCTCTGGACGAAGCAGCCGGATCAACAACTTGTCTATTTCGCGACCCGTGCATGGGCACGCAGGCATGCGCCGGAGGTGATGCTGGGCGTGTATAGTCCGGAAGAGTTCCCGGCGGATGGCGCCCGCGACACCTTCGCCGGCCAAACCATCGAACACACCGCCGCTCCGGTCGCGTCCGCGATCCCCAACCAGGTGGCGGAGCAGGGGGTTACCGGGGCAACACCAACCATCGACCACCCAAGGAAAAAGACCGTGGGCGCATGGCTCGATGCCCTCGCTCTCGAACTGGCTGCCTGCGAAGGGGGCGAGGAAGTGGACGCCATCCTGGCCCGCGAGGATGTGCAGCAGGCACAGGACAGGCTCCGCAACGGCGCCGCCGACCGGCTCAACCACATGGTCCAGACAGCTATCGCCCGCACCGCCGCCACCGAGACCTCGGCCCCGGAGGATGACGGACTGTATGCCGACCCCGCCTCCGATCCATTCCGTGAGACGGCCACCGCCGGGTGAGCGTGTGGACAAACCACCGGACGGGGCGCAAAAGCAAAGGCCCGGAGCGATTGGAGTCGCTTCGGGCCTGTAACTTGTTCAACTCGCCGGGTTGTGACCGGGAAGCCGGGGTCTCGCTAACCCCCTTCTGCCCGATCAGGTTCCGGCGTGCAAGGGGAGAGGCGTGCTCGACGCTATCGTCGCGTGCCGCGCCATGAGCGCGCCGCTGTTCACGCCGCACCGGGCCGAGGCCGCCGTGCTGCGCAAATGGGGCGCGCACGATGCCAGACGGCTCGCCATCGCCATCGCCTGGAACATCTACGGCCTCGATGACGCGCACGCCGAACTGGCCGCCACGCTGGCCGGACACGCGCAACGTGCCGACCTTCGCCTGGTCAGTTGCCGCGAACTCGCCGCCGCCATGCTCGACGACGAGATCACCGCCCTCGACTGGCATTATCACGCAGTCCGACAGGACATGATCGAGGCCGCGACCCGCCGACTCGCCATCGATCCAGACGACCGCGTGGCCGCTGCCCTCGCCGCCGCCGATATCGCCCGCGCGGCAAACGCGCCGCCAGAGATGATCGACGCCGCCTATAACATCGCGCTGTGGCGCGCAAAAAGGAGGGCCTGAATGCCGTGGATCTCTATTCAGACAGAGCCTACGGCATCGCCGGGGACAAAGCCTCGAAACGGACGCCGGTCAGGCTCACGCTCGCGTTCGGCGCTGACGCGGCAATCCCGTCACCGGATCAGACAACCGTCGTCCGAGGCCTGTTCCACAAAGGATCAATCACGCTGTTCTACGGACTACCGAAAAGCGGAAAATCGTTCCTCGTCACCTCCGCCGCGCTCGCGGTCGCCGACCCAAACGTCGATTACTGGATGGGACAACGCATCCTGCAACACGGCCCGGTGCTCTACGTCGCGTGCGAGGGACACGGCGGATTCTGGAAACGCCTACAAGCCGCCGGCAACGTGCCAATCCACTTCGCCCTGGCTACCGGACGGCCCATGTTGATCCGTAACGACGACGGACGCGGCTACTCCTGGGTGCCAAACCCGGATGATATCCAGCAGGCCATCACCGAAACCGAACAACACTACGGCCAGGCCCCACTGCTGGTCATCATCGATACCGTGTTCCGATCCTTCGGCGGCGGCAACGTCAACGACAGCTCGCATATGAACGCCTACGTGGGAGCCGCCCAGGCCATCGCTGACGGCCGATGCGCCGTCGCCCTGGTTCACCATACCACCAAGAACGGAACCTCCCCGGCAGGCTCCGTCAGCCTCATGGGCGCCGCCGATACCCTGGTAATGGTCCAGAAGATGGAAGACGGTAGCCACACATGGGCCATCGAGGAAGCCAAGGACGACGCCGCCAGCGAACCCTTTCCGTTCCGCCTGGAAGTCGTCAACGACATCATCGACGCCAGCGGAGAACGGGTCACCTCCTGCGTTCTGATCCCGCTGGCACCCGACGATACGCCCATGCCAAAAAGCAACGCAGGCCGAAAATCCAACGCGAAACGGATCGATAAAGTGCTGGAAATCCTCGCCCGTCTCATTAACGAGAACGCCCTCCAACCCGTCCCGGTCGGACGATGGAGGGATGCCGTGTTCCGTGAAACCGCACCCGACGATACCCCCGACACCAAAGGAAAATCGTTCCGCCGCGATCGCGATAACCTGATCGCCCAAGGTCGCGTCATCGCCGCCGATGGTATGGTGACGGTGCCATGAACCAAGGCCGGACAAAATCGGACAAAATTCAATTCTGTCCGGCCGTCATGGCCGGACAAAATGGGGGCGGACATAATACTACGTATTATGTCCGAACCCCCCCCTATTTTGTCCGGACCATTCCAACGGCTGGCCGGCGCTTATCGGACAAAATAGCAATCGGACAAAATTCAATTCTGTCCGGCTAGGCGCGGTATCGGAAAGGGAGATCCGCATGGCCACCATCCACGACGCCATCATCGCCTTCGCCGACAACGCCCTCGCGGGCGCGGACCAGCCCCCAATGCTCGCGATCGGACCCGTCCTCTGGGGAACCCAACCCGGCAAGGATGGACGCCACTGGTACTTCGTTTGTTGCGGCAGGGGCGATGATGGCGAGATCCGCATCGACCGGTTCAAGGTCGGCCAGGATGACCAGGCCCTGGCCGAACAGTGCCGCACCGCCCTCTGCCTCGAACTCGTCCAGCGCCGGCCTCCTATCGTCCTGAACGACTTCGACGATGAACTCGCCCTGGTGCGATGGTGCGAGGCGATCGCCCCCAGCGAGCGGACCACGCGACTACGGGCAGCCGTCGAGGCGGAACGGCGTGAAACAGCGACATGACCGACCGGGCAACAGCCACAAAAAAACCGCCGCCTGTAGGGGGAAGGGCGGCGGCGGTCGGAGTGGATCGTGGTGATAGTCGCGGGTGATACCGCGAACGGAGACTAACGCCGCATCTCCCCCGCCCGCCAGACCCGCCAGTCGTCCGGCGCCGGGTGCAGCTCGTGCCAGTCCCAGGCAGACACCAGCCACCGTGCCAGCGGGAGGGGCACTGGAGCCGTTCCACGCGCCCAGCGGGTGGGTAGGCCACTGTCACACCGAAGACGCCGCGCAAGGTGCCTGTGCGACCAGCCTAATACCCGCAGGGCCTCTTCGAATTCCTTCGGGGTCATGGTCCGCCCTTCTCGATTCCCATGCGTCGGTGAATCTCGCCGACCGCGTAGAGATACGCGGCGGTCATGGCCCGACCGTGTTCGTCGTCTCCCAGACCATCGGATCGCAGGCTCAGCGCGAAACTGCCCAAGGCAACCCGGATCGTCATCGCCTGCGCCGTCGTCAGCCGGACCCCGTTGATCGCGATCTCCGGCTCGTTCCATGCGCTATCCTCGGCGGGGGTCACGGCCCACTGCCTCTCTCCAGATCGTCCAGCCGATCTTCCACCGAGCGCATTCGTCGACCCATCACCAGCGCATCCCCGATCAGGAACCCTTTTGTGTTGGAGAAGTCATTTTGTAACGCGGTAACCACGTTGATCAGGCGCTCATGCTGATTGTTCATCCGTGCCATCAACCGGGCTTCCATGGCCACCAGGAAGGCCTTGGTATCGTCGTCCATGTCAGGTCTCCCGCTGAAATGAAGGTGGGGGCGGGGCCTCGTGCCCCGCCCGAGGGTCAGGCGGCGAGTTCTGCGATCAGGGCGGCTATCCTGGCGTCGCGCGCATCCCGCTTGGGCGATGCGCGGCGGATAGGGATGCGGAAGTGGGCGCAGTTGCTACAGGACAACCCCCATTGAGCCGTGTCGGAGTAGCGACGGGTCCAGCGGTAGGGGAATTCTTTGCAGTTGGGGCAGCGGGCTTTGGTCATCTGCGTGTCTCCTTTGGTGGTGGAGCCACCTTACCAGCGCGATATGCGGACAGTCAACGACAAAATGCGGACAGGTGCGATTTATTTTCCGGCCCTTGGCGAGGCGCTCGTACAAACCTCGAGGTCGTCCGCAAACGTCCGTTTGAACATGCGGCCAACACACATTTTGCCGCGTTAATGGCCCGATTTGTACAGAATTAAGGGCTTCCAGACCTATTTCCGTACAAAAAACCCCGATTAACACCGCCAACTTACCAAACAGCCTCGCTGAGGTATCGCGGCGTGTAAGTCGTTGATATCGCGGTATCTGGTATTGACACACGATGGAGCCAGTGTGGTAACCGGATACCACATCACAAAAACTGGCGGGAAACCGTGCGAAAACCGCGAGGCAACGCCGCAATATGTGACGCGATAAAGCCAAAACTGGAGGTTTCGTATCTCCCGCTGGCCGAACTCATGCCCGCCGAACGCAACGCACGCACCCATTCCCCCGAGCAAATCCAGCAGATTGCAGCGAGCATCCGCCAATGGGGGTGGACGAACCCGATCCTGATCGACGAGGGACGTGCCATCATCGCCGGCCACGGCAGGCTGGAGGCGGCACGGGTGGCGGGACTGGCCGAGGTGCCCACGATCACGCTGGCCGGCCTCAGCGCCGCTCAGAAGCGCGCCCTGGCCATCGCCGACAACAAACTCGCGCTCAACGCGGGATGGGACGATGAACTGTTGCGGCTGGAACTTGGCGAACTGGGGCTGGAGGGCTTCGACCTTGGCCTGATTGGGTTCTCCGATCTTGAACTCAAGGACATCCTCGATGGACCGGTCGAGCCGCTGCCGCCGGATGGTTTTGACAGCTACGACGAGGACATCGAGACCGAACACGAATGCCCGAAGTGCGGTTATGTCTTCAGCGGCGGGAAACAGGTGGCGAAAGTAGAATGACGCTGCGCTATGCCCGGTATGGAAGTCCAGGCATCGGCGCGGCGCTGACAGCCAATCTTGACCGGGAACCGGCACCGACCGTCATGGCCGGCGGTATCGGGGGAGGCAATACCTCACAATATCGGATCTGGAATGATGGCACCGATGCATGGCGGCCGGACATGACCAAGCCGCTCTACCGCGTGCCTTCGATGACGGAAATCCGCGCTGTTCCATGGAACGGTTTGAAGGTTGCTTCGACCTTCGCGGGCGGCGGCGGCTCGTCCACCGGCTACCGCATGGCGGGCTGCAAGGTCGTCTACGCCAATGAACTGACCGAGAGTGCCCGCGATAGCTACGCCGCGAACATGGCGCCAGGGACCGTCCTGGACGGCCGCGACATACGCGCCGTGCAGGCCGAGGATATCCTGACCGCGACCGGGCTTGGTGTCGGCGAACTGGACATCTTCGACGGCTCGCCGCCTTGCGTGTCGTTCTCGACCGCCGGCAAGCGGGAAAAGGGATGGGGTCGGGTCACGACCTCGCACGACGCCACGCAGCGTCAGGATGATCTGTTCCACGAGTTCGCGCGGTTGCTGAAGGGATTGCAGCCTCGGGTGTTCGTTGCCGAGAACGTGTCGGGTCTGATCAAGGGGACGGCGAAGGGATACTTCCTCGAAATCCTCCGCGCGCTGCGTGCCTGCGGCTATCGGGTCGAGGCGAAACTGCTCGATGCGCAATGGCTCGGCGTGCCGCAATCGAGGCAACGGCTGATCTTTGTTGGGACGCGGCTGGATCTGGACGCCAAACCGGCTTTTCCGGCGCCTCTGGGCTACCGCTACAGCGTTCGCGACGCGCTGCCGTGGATCAGCGGCCATGATCGCATAATCCATGATACCAGAGGACAGCCGCAATATTCCGGTGGCGACATAACAGAACGGCCCAGCGTGTCAGTGCTCAATCATGCTCATAGCTTCGGAGTGGTAACAGGAACCGAGCGCCGCAAGTTCACCATTGCCGAACTGCGGCGCATCTGTTCGTTTCCCGACGATTACCAACTCACGGGCTCTTATGCCGACCAGTGGGCGCGCTGCGGTAACGCGGTGCCGCCGGTCATGATGTTCCACATCGCGAGCGCGCTGGTTCCAGTGCTGACCGAAACAGAGCGAGGACTGTCCCATGCCGCTTGAGGGCTTCGATGACGCCGACGTGCCGCCGCACGACATGGGCCGCCGTTCTGGCCCCGGCTCCAGCCCAGCGATCGACCTCGGTGTCGTTGAACGTAGCGCCGCCATAGGTTGCTCAAAGGAAGAAATCGCCGCCGTGCTTGGCATTCACCGGATGACGCTTCACAGGCATCTGGAGAAAGACGAGGGGCTTCGGGAGGCGCTTGAACATGGTTCCGCCAAGGGCCGCGCCACGCTGCGCCGCCTGCAATGGAAGGGCGCGGAGGAACTCAACGCGACGATGCTGGTATGGCTCGGTAAGCAACTGCTCGGCCAGCGTGACACGCAATCAACACAGACCCTCGACAAGGACGGCAACCCCATCGATCCGATCGTGCCGGTCCTTAACGTGACGATGGCGCGTGAGTAGCCTGGACCAACGCAAGGCCGAGATAGACATACGCCTGCACAAAAAGCAGAGCGTGGCA